CAGCTGCCACAGCAACGTCAGTTGCTGACCAAACACCTGTGGTAATTGTACCTACAGATGCTAGTGATGTAGCAGATGAAATAGTATTTTGAGCCGCTGTTGTAATAGTACCTTCAATATTGCCAGCAATAATGTTTGCTTGACCTGCAACGGATATGTTACCTGCGGTACTACCAGTTTCTGTTGTTGTGATAAAGTTAAATTTATCTGCGGATTCGTCCCAAATTAAACCTACGTTGGTATCGTCACCACGTTCTACAACAAAACCTGAGTCAACTGCGCCTGAGCCAGAAGCGTTTGCACTGAATACTAATAGAGGATCTTCAATAGACATATTTGTAGTGTCAACAGTTGTTGTTGTACCATTAACAACAAGGTTGCCAGAAACAGTTAGGTTTGATCCGTAAGTCATGTCATCTTCTAACTTACTACCAGCGATAGCGGCAGAAGCTGCGATTTTGGCATTACTAACGGCACCATCCGTAATCTGATCTGTATCTATTCTAGTTAAAGCCATTTATTTTTCTCCATTCCTATAAAAAAGTCTTATATAAGACTTAATATACCATATATACATATTATGGAATGATTCTGTCTGCAATTGCAGACAGATCCTTTAAATCTAACGTTATTGAGAGATATAAAGGTCATCTATATGCTCGAGCATATACAGTATGCCTATATTTAAATGGATTTATGGAGAAATAGTGTTAGCACATATATACTAACTAAGGCGTCTAAATTAACGATTTTAGTAGCATATAACTATTATAGTAGCATATTATTTTCATTTTACGTGCAAGACTAGAGTTATTTTAATATAAATCAGATGATATATCGAAGGCGCATGTTGAACTAGAACGATTTCTAAAACTCTTTATAAACTCAGATTGTAAATTAATATGTGAACCGTATTGAAATATTAACCGTTCCATTTGAAAACAATTACTAAGCCAAAAATATGTATTATGTTTGTTTTTTGTATGTTCCAAAAGTTCCTCAATGTGTTCATTATTAAAAAGATCTAATTGTTTATATACTACATTTAACTTTAAAAACTTATTCCAGTATTGTTTTAGTTCTAATGATGTAATATTGTTTTCACTAATATATTTTTCAATTGTGCGATCGCCGTCTTGAATTCCTACTAAATTTGGATTTGCCTTTACGAATTTATTTGTTAAAAGTTTAAAGGATTCTATTTCACCATCCCAGTTATTTTTTAGATATTGTTGCCACTTTATTGCGGCAGGACTAATATCAAACATTAAAACATTTGTGTTGTCTGTAAAATAATCCTGTCCTAACAAAATATAAGTTTTTAATCCACCACATACGCCTATATAATTGTCAAACTTATATGCAAACTTATGTGATATATTAACTTCTTCTGTGTTTATAATGTAGTATCCATCTGTTAAATTTCTCACAGCTTCACGTAATTCAAATGCGAATGGTTCTACTTCTTGAGGCATTGGATTATCTAAATTTTCCATTAACCTTTTTATATCACTGTAGTAGTTTTCTGGGTAGCAATATGCTTTTAATATTTCTATTTTATTAGAAAATGTTTTTGTTGGTATATACGCTTCTTTATCAGTTTCGAGTAGTTTACAATTAATTAAAAACCAATTTTCATTTCCTATTACTGCTTCGTTTGATTCGTCAATGCATTGGTCAAAAATTGATCTATCCCAAAACACATGCCCTGCTTTTATAACAAAAATATAATCTTCATCTGCTTTAACAATAGGGTCTGTATCATTTTGCAAGTGTATAGGATATCTCTGCTGAACACAAAATTCTGTAAAATCACATAATCTGTCTGCTATATTTTTACAATTTTTATCTGTAATTCTAAGCAATATTAATTTGACTTTCATAACTGGTTAAAACAATATTATTAAATTGATCTGTTTCTGCACCATGTACAATAATATGATATCTATCTTCACTACTATTGTTTATAACACAATGGTCATATGCAATGTTAAAATGAATTATACTGCCTGTGTTTTCAAATGGAACTATTCCATTTTCTGTAATTAGATGACAGTCTTTTGGGTGATTAAGGCTGAAGTTAACTGCTCTACTAGGATTATCTTCTCTAAGTCCGTCATAATGCACATCAACATATCCGCCGGGCTCAAGTAACATAATTCTTAATCTATCATATGCACTAAAAGGAAATGTATTTTTAAAATAATTTGTTGTTATAGGACAATGATTAGATGCGTTTGTCCACACTCTAAGAGTGTCGTTGCTATAGCCATGATCTTGCGGTGGTCCAGTTATGTGATCATCAATTCCGTGTAAACAAATACTTTTCCAGCCTTGTGACTGATCATCGCGATGTTCTACAAACATATGTTTTATGTTCTTTGCTTCTTCAAGCATTTCTTTAAACGGGGCATCTATTTGTAGTTTTAACCATGGATATTTACATTCCCAATTAACCCAATTGACAGGATCTTTGTCACTTGGAATCGGTTCGTAATTCCATACTTTGTCTTTATTTTGTAAGTAGAATTCTTTTATCATAGAACATTTAAATATTTTTATTAACTTATATTAAGTCTGCCCAAGATCCATTTTCATAGCCTTGGAATTTGTTATCTGTAGTATTGTAAATAATCATACCGTTGGCAGCCGATAATGAGTTTCTTTGTGTTGTTGTCATGCTTGCTAATTGTACCGCATTAGCAAAAACTGTTGCACCAGTAGTCATCGTAGCAACTTCGGTACCGGCTGTCGCAAAACGAATTGTATCTTCGTCAGTACTTGCTTCTACTCTTATTCTTGTATCATTATCAGCATCCGCAATTAAATTTTGTGTACTAATTAATGAAGTACTAAAAATTCTTACTTCTACAATGTCATCAGTGTGTGGTGCTTCTACCATTGTAAGCGTTGTGCCACTTACACTATATGCTGATGTAGGTTGTTGTAAAGCACCGTTAATATTAACGATAGTACCGTTTGTTGTTGCTGACGAACTCAGTGTAAATGCAGTTGTTGTACCGTCGCCAGTAAATGAGTCACTTGATACTAATGCATAATTACTTGCTTCTAAATCAACCCAAGAAGTACCATTATAGTATTCCATTTTATTACTAGTGCTGTTATAACGAAAATCGCCCGCTGATGGTGATCCTGGTCGTTGTGCTGTGGTGCCATTTGGCATTGCTATAGAATTTGTGCCTACAATTTGTAATTGTCCTGTTCCATCTGGATCAATTTGTATATTACCGTTTGTTGTGCTTGTTGACATTACATTTGTTGAGAATGTAAAATCTCCCAAGTCACCGCCTACGCCAAAGTCACCTGTGTATCTCGCACCACTAATATAAACACTCTTGCCTGTAAAACTTACGCCATTAGGCAAGTTTGTACTAATAAAGTGTAATACGCCACTTTGATAATCAAAAAACCATTCGTCGTTATTACCAGAACCTGTAGCAAATACCTGTGTGCCTCCAGACGCGGCAGATCCAGCACTACTGCTAGTGTGTATATAAGCTTTTACTTGGTATGTTGAACCAATTTCAGGTGATATCCAATCTGTTAGTCCTGTTTTCCAAGTTCTATTCGCTGTTGATGTAATATCTTCTGTGCATTCTTGTGGGGCACTTGTCGTGTATACAGTTACAACCTCGGAGCTTGATCCTGGTATTGTGCTAGGAATACTTGAAGCCTCCTTCCAAACTTTGTCGCCACGTAGCAACAACGAACTTGAAATCGCTTCGTTAGGCGCCTTTTTAAGTGCGTTTGTATCTGTTTTGGTAGCACCGTAACCTAGTTTTTTCCATAGGTAGTCAATTTTTTGGCTATCTGAAATGGCCATTATGAAGCCTCCCCTATGCTTATCGCAGTCACTGATTCACCGCTTGCTAGTGCTATTCTTACCAATACGACATTGCCTGTAGCATTGGACATATTCTCTGAGCCAAGTGTCATTGTATAGCCACCACTTAGTGATGTGCCTGTTGCAATTCTGTCACCTGATGTAAACGCACAGCCATTACTGCCGTTACCGCCATTGCCTGTATCACTGCCCGGAACACCACTACCACCATATGTTGTACTTGAATCTATCCATCCATTTAGTCCACTAGCACTATCAATTGCAGTGCCTGGTGCGGCAATCCATAATCCACTTATGCCTGAACTTGATGTAATGTTAATATCAAAGTTAGCAACAACTTGTCTACGGAAAGCAAATGTAAAGTATTGTGTTCCCGTATCAGCACTACGATCAGGTCCTACTGGTAGGAAGCCTGAACTATAATCTGTTACATCGTATTTTAAAACACCAAGTCTAATTGTTGCTTCTTTTGTTCCACTAACACCTGGATCACTATTTTCAGAATATAAATCGTTAGTATAAAAATTTGTTGCACCGTTAAAACTAGGTGTGTTTGTTGTGTCGGCATTAAAATCAAATACACGTTTGCCATCATCTGTATACGTGCCGTTGCCTAAACTATCTGCTACAGCAATGGTCTGTTCAACAATACCACTCTGTGATGATCTGTGTACTTGAATATTAGTTGTGTTTTCAACATAACTACTTGTTCCGTTACAGTTGGATGCTCTTACTTTTACTCTGTCAACTGTTCTTACGCTACTTGTTGTAATAGGTACTGAAAGAGATCCTATCGTGTATGCAGACGCAACGCCAGTATCAGCATTTGGTATACCGCCTGTTAGCATTGAACTTGCACCATCAATTTGTGCGTAAGTATAGTTTGAATTAGTAGTTGCCGCGCTACTTGTACTTTCTTGGTTTGTTCCGTTATCTACTTCAACGACTGATGACGTATCTCGGTAGGCTTGTCCTGTTAAATCACTAACCTGTACACCAGTTAAAGTAAGTGTTGGACTTCCTGTGTTATAATATGGTATACCAGAAACATATCTTTTTGTGCCGCCAGTTCCTTCAGACAATGTGCCAGAATCATCTATAGTAGGCGTTGCTGTTATATCATCATATACAACAGAAACATAGTTTGTATTACCTGTTGCACTGTGTTCTAATCTTTCGTCATTTACACCTACTGTATAACTTGCAAGTGCTTGCGTAATTTTGGCATCAAACGTTTGATAAAATCCTGTTGGATAAGTTGCTGAACTAATTGTGTCGTTAGCATCACGTTGGTCACTTACAACAAGCGAGGTAAATGTTCCATTCTCGTTCAATGCTGTTGTAAATGTTTTATTGCCTTTATCAACGCCGTTAACAGTTGCAGTTAGTGTTCCACTCAAACCATTGTAAGCATTAGCAATAACATTTGTGTCAATTGTGCCACTTGTATATCGTCTTGCTGTAGTTGTAGTCAACGCCGCGCCCGCAACCAATGGATTACTCGTACTGTTATCTGCAAATCCAGCACAAAGTTTTGGACTTGAGCCTTGGTATGAATCACTCAACGTTAGCGATTTAGTACTCAAATTCGCTGGTGCAGATGGCGTTGCATTCATTTGGAACACAATACTTGAATCTGAATCTGACTGTAATGTTAAATCAGGAGTTCCGTTTGCTGTAAAGGCTAATGTGTAATTGCCTGCTGATTCACCTGCATAATCATGATCTAATGTTGCGCCTATAGAACCAGCACTTACACCATCTTCAGTAGGAGTGTCGTTTGTACTACCATCACCCCAATTATATACATAATCATCTGCGTTTTGTGATGTGTTTGTTGCTCTTACTAATGCTCTATTATTTCCATTGTAGTCTGTGTAATCATAAATGTCATATTGATTGTCACCAGATCTATCACTTGTTGTTACTGCTGTGGCCGCAATGTTTGCTCTAACATCTGGTTCAACGTGAACTGTAAAGTTAGAACTAATAAATGGACTACTTGTATGATTACTAATAACTCTCAAGTTACCAGTATAATTTCTTGCTGTTCCTGATGCTTGGTCGCTTGGACTCAACGCAAACGTGTGACTAATAGTGTTACCAGTGTCACCACTTCCGCCTGTACCAACATTTACTGTTGTATCTGAAGTTCCATCGCCCCATTGGTATTCATATTGAATACCATATGTTGCATAACTGCCAATTGTTGCTTCAGTATTATTAGTAAAGGTAATCGGTAATCCACTAGTACTTTCTTCGTTAATACCTGTTGTCGCACTTAATGATACTTCAGGAGTATGTGTGTCATAAATTTTATATGCGACATTGTCACTAGTTGGTATTACTGATGGATCAGCAGTATTATGACTGTCTAGTGTTAGTATAACTGTTCTTGTTATTTCTTGTTCTGAAATTTCCGTAAACGTATGGTCAAGTCTTGCGCCGGCAGAACCACCTGCGGCACTATCACTTGAAATAACATTGTCGCTACTACCATCGTCCCAATCCCAAGTGTATTGAATTGTAGCACCGCCAATGTTTGTTGTATTATTATCAAAGTAAACTTGGTCACCGTCATCCCAATATGTAATTGGACTACCGCCTGATGAAGCGGCATATGCGGCAAAACTAACAACCGGGTTAGCAGTATAGATAATAATATATCCCGCTCTTAATTTAGTTGCGGTGCTTCCTGTTCCACAGCCACTATTGTTATATGCAGTGACCTCTACATCAAATGGTGATCCTACGTTAGAACTATATGTATGTGTTGGAGTACTGTCTGTTGTTCCTGTTGTTGTGTTACCATCGCCCCAATCAATAGTGTATCTATTTGCGTTTCCTGTGGCAGTAATAGTTAGTGTTACAACAAGTCCTGCACCACCTACTGTTTGGTCAGCAGTAAAGTCTACTTCCTTAACAAAAGTACTATTACGAATGTTTTCAACAACTTCGTTTAAATCATCAATAGCATCTACAACTAATGTAGACGATGTCCAATCTAAATACGCACTGCACGTTGTTAAGCTGCCATCTGTTGGTGTACCTAATGTAAGTGTGCCACCGCCTAGGCCTGCTATTTGAGTATCTACATATGCTTTGTTTGCCGCATCTGTACCTGCTACCGGAGTTGCTACATCTTCAACTACTTTACTAGAAACAGAAATAATACCCGTGCCGTTAGCATTTAGTATTAAATTACCATTTGTATTTGTTGTAGTGATTGTATTGGTATCAATTTCAATGTTACCAACTTGTAGATCGCCGGCAATATCCAACGAGTACCCCGGGGCAGCTTCGTTAATACCAATACGTGAGTTAGTTACATCTAGATATAATAAGTCTGTTTCAAATGCCAAGTCAGTGCCTTGTCTGACTAGATTTGGTTGTAACATTGGTCCCGAGACGCGACCTATAGCCATATTATTCTCCGTTTAAAAATACTTTATACCGTATTTATATAGAGTTTAATTATTAAACTGTGTCGAATCCGCTTAATGCTACAATAACATGACTGTTAGGCGGGGCAGATGTAAATGTAATAGTTGTTCCTGATACTGTGTAAGCAGAATCTGGTTCTTGGAAAATGTTATTAATAAAAATAAGAATATTGTTTTCGTCAGCAGGCGCAGAGGATAACATATTAAATGCCGTTGTTGAGCCATCGCCAGTGTCTGTATCTTTAGTAATAGTCGTAGTGCCGTTAATTCTTATTTGATTCCAAGTGCCTAAATGATATGTTTCTAATCCACCTGTTGTGACATTAAATCTAACCATCCCAGAGTCTGCTATAGCAGATCCTGGTCGTTGATTCGTAGTTCCTATAGGAATTCGTATGGCATTTGTTCCACCAAGATTGAATAATTCCTGAGTAAAGTATTCTGGATTTGTACGATCAAATGGCATAATATTATAAACTCATATAGTTAACAAAAACATTTACAGGTACTGTCGCCGGCGAACCAGACCAATTGGTAGATGAGTTACTTGCATCATCTAAATCAATATAAAATTTATCACCATTTGTTAATAGCCACTTATTGGCAGTAAATCCTGTTATAGTGTTTACATGTAAATTTGATCCAGTAGAGATAGGAACTGCAAAACCTCCCGCTTTGGATGAATCATATAATAAATTATTAACTGTTACAGAGTCACCGCTGGGAACTAAATTCAATGCCCAATTAAAAAATGAGTCGGCGTGACTATCCGTATTAAAAATAATTATATCTGTAACAGCAACATTGCCTGATGCAGTAAAAATTGCTGTTGAAGAATTGTTTGTTACATTTGTTATTGTGACTGCCATAAATTATCCACCAAATACTAAAGCATAAGCAATTGCTTTACTCTTACTTATCATTTCTCCACTTGTTGTGTTATTTACGAAATATAGTCCTGTGCCACCACCGCTTGGTGTTTTGGAATAAATTTTATTAACAGATACTGTAGCACCTGGATCACCGCCTTGATCAGTAAAATCTAACTGTACTGAAACGCTGGCCGCTTTGGATAATACAATATTACCCGTTCCATTTGGCGTAAGAGTAATATTACCATTTGTGTTAGATGAAATAATATCATTTGCATTAATATTAATATTATCTACACTAAGTTCACCTGTTATAGTAACAGCATTTGTTCCATTATCAAATACAATGTTTGAACTACCAGCAAGAGTTCCACTATTATTATATTGAATATTAGTATTAGCACCACCTGGGGTTGGTGACCCTGCCGCAGTATCTACATATGCTTTGATAGATTGTTGTGTTGCTAAAGCAGTAGCACTATCACTTGCCATATTATCTTCATCTAATATGTCGCTAATAGTAACACCATTAACAGTTAAATCACCTGTTGTTGTAACAGAAAGTGCTTCTAAGTCTGCTAATCCCGAGCCGAGTTTAAAACTCCATTTGTCTGTAGTTTCATTCCAAATCAATGATGTATCGTCAGAAGTGCCTCTTTCAATTACAACACCTGCTGTTCCAAGCGTAACACCTGCTCCTGATTCATTCTTGTTTAATACAATTGTATTATCTTGAATGTCTAAATCTGTTGTATTAACCGTGGTAGTAGTTCCAGTAACAACTAAATTGCCTGTTACTTGAAATGCATCTGCTGTAATATTAACATCATTTGAACCAACGTTGATATTATAATCGCTGTTAACTCTTAATTCCTTTGCCATATTTCGTGATTTCCAATGTTATATTATTTATACAAATTTTAGAATAGAAAAGGGGCCGATGGCCCCTTTCCTGTATTGATCGTAAGAATATCAATTAAGCGTCTTCTGTCCAATCGTCGTCGTCTACACCGACTAGTGTATTGTCGTCGCCTGCTTCCTCGACTTGTGCCGCACCGTCTGTTAGATCTACTGTGAAGTTCCATGGAACTTTACTGCCATCATATGCGTTTGAACCTGTAGCAGTCGGAGCTGCTAATGTTGCTGTACGGCCAGAAATTTTACTTGCTAGGTATGTTTCACCATCATCCATTTTAAATGAAATTGACATCTCACCTGATGCTAGGTTTGCTGGTAAATCATCCCAAGTTAAAGTACAAGTATGTAATCCTGCTGTTTCGATTTCTTCAACAACAAAACGTTTACTTGCTTTTTGTTTAACAATATAACCTTCTTTAACACCGCCGCCGCTGTTAAAGTTAACTTTGATTTCGTTACCGCCGGCTGTTGGGCCTACGCCCGCGACACCGAAGTATCTTTTATTAAGTGGTCTACCCATTTTATTTCTCCTTTTAGAAGTCCGTTGCGGGTTTTAACCGCTACGAGGAAGGTTAATCCCCATAAACTTACTACCCATTAGTAAGCATTACTATTTAGTCAAGAAAAACCCCCCAAATAATGGGGGGTTATCTTTACAAAAAATTCTAAACCTTATGCAAATGATAGGTTTGATACTGCAATTGTTTGTAGGTAGTCGCCAGCATTACCTAGTGATGATGCTGTGTTTGTTAGTGCAACATAACCATAACGTGTCATGAAGCCTACGACTGGCTCGAATGTATCTGGATCTAGTACTGTACCAGATGACATTAGAGGAATGTATGGGCAGTAGAAAGCAGCTGCGTCTGCTTCGCTTGAACCCTTGTAGCCTACTAGTACTGCTGTATCATCAGCTGCGTATGTATCAACATAGATCTTCATTGTACCATTTAGTGTGCCAACCATCTTTTGGTTAACTGGTGCTTCGAATGAACCTTCTGTTGTACGTGCAAATGCACTTGTTGAAGCGGATTGGATAACTGTTAGTGCTTGTGGTGAAACGACTGCCCAGTTACCTGCACCACGACGTGTGCGTTGTGCAATTGTGTTGGCTGCGCGGTTCATTAGAACTGCTAGAGCGGCGTGCTCGTCACCAACGTATGTTGCTGTACCTGATACTGCGTTTTGATCATATGGATCACCTGCTGTTGCGATACTACGTAGTGAACGTAGGATCTCTTGATCAATTTCTGCAGTAATTTCTTGTGCTAGTGCTGACATGATTTCTGCTTCCATGTCAATACCGTGCATTGAGTTAGCATCTTGAGCAGCTTCGAAAGTCCAACGTGCTGATAGCTTACGTGTCTTTGCTTCAACTGGTTGCTTCAAGATTTGGATGCTTAGACGGTTACCGCCTGTGCCTTCGTTAGCAGATGTTGAACCTGCTGTATCAGCAGATGCAACGTTACCTGAGTAACCTTCAGCAACTTTGAATGGGCTTAATGCTTCTTCGCCTGCTGTTGTGTTACCACCTGCGTTACCTGTGAATGCATCAGCGTAACGTACTCTCAATGTGTGAATTTGTCCTACTGGACCTGCCATTGGTTGAACACCAACGATTTCGTTAGCAATTACTGATGGCATTACGCGGCGGATTACTGGTAAAATTACGCGGTTAAGTGTAGCAACATTACCTGATGTTGATGCGCCGGCTGTAGCAGCCTCTGTCAAATAGCCTTTTGTATTCTCTAGAGTTACTGCCATTGTACTACGAGTTGAACCTGAAAGACCTTCTAATAGTGCGTCTTTAGTTTCACTCCAGTTTTCATTTAATAGTTCTGACATTTTTAGTCTCCTAAACTCCTTAATTATAAATTTATAATCCTGCTAACTTCTTGATATCAACAATGTTGGAAGTGTTTGGTGTTTCTTCAACTTGCTTTTCAACAGGTTGGCGATCACCAGTTACTTCTTTCTTTACTGACTCAGTAAGTTTGCGTTTAATACCAGTGCCATCGCCATTAATAACTGCTGGCAGGTATTTGTCAAAAGATGCTTTAAGTTTATCAGTTTGTACTGACTCAAGTAAACTTTCCATAACCTCTTTCTTCTCTTTCGCCAATGGTGAAAGAAGTTGAGAGAGTGTTTCTTTACGGTTTGCTTGGTCATTAATAACGTTGATTTCACTCATTTTTGTCTCTACGAGTGCATCCTTTTCTTCAATTGTTTTATTGGCTTCTGCCAATACACCTTCCATTTCTGAAAGTTGCTTGTTGAGTTTTGCAACTTCAGTATTCTCATTCAAATATGAATGTGCATACTCTGCGGCAAAAGCTTCAAATAATTGACGTCCAAAGTTATTCTCACGAGCACTTTGAATATCTTCTTTAAGTTGTGACATCTCACCCTTAATAGTTTTAGTGACAGTCTCTTCAACCATCTTAGCACTACGCTCGATAAATGTTTTCTTAAGTTCGGCTAGTTTTGTTTTTGCTTCAGCAACTAACTTAACTTTTGTTTCAACTACGTCTTTCTTGTCTTCGTTGAATTCAACAATCTCTTCGCTTAATGCTTTGATTACGAAATCTTCTAGTTTCTGCATTGTTTGAGCCTGTGTGCCTCTATCAGCACGGAACTCATTCATTTCAGTTGCTAGATTTTCTGTTACGAACTTGCTTAGAAGATCGGCATGCTCTGTTACTGCTGTCTTGTATGCTACTCGCTCAGCTAGTAGTGCTTGCTTGTCTTCTACAAACTCGTTGATTTCTTGTTTTAGAGAATCTGTAACCATTGTATCTAGGGCTTCGACAATCGCCTCCTTATCGTGCTCATATCTCTTTGCAAATTCTTCGCGTAACTCGGCCTTGTTTTGCTCAGTGGCTTCTACCAACTTTGCATCCCAAGCTTCCTGGAGTTCAACTTGAACTTCCTCGGAGATAATATTGTTTTCGATAAGTGGTTTGAATACGTCTAACATAATGCTCTCCTAAATTTTTAGGTCCTTTATGAGACGCAAAATACTCTCTTTGAGATATTTTTGCGCCTTTTGATTCTCACGTACTTCAGCCGCCATCTCAAGCACTCTATGACCGCCTCTCATGTTTAAAAGGCCTTCATAAATTGCTGTTGGATATGCTTCTGGAGCACTTGGTTGCGCCACTACGTCAATAGTGACAATTTCAAATTCTGAAACATCGCCAGAAGATTCACGGACATTGCCGCTACCTCTGGATGAAACTCCTAATTTAACACCTGACTCAAGCATAGTTTTGACTAAGTTACCCATTGGTGTTGGTAGTACTTTCATCTTACCATAACCGTTGGGTCCATCCATCCACATTTCTGTAACCATGTGGGATACACGATCTAAGTTAATCTTAAGATCGTCTGGATGATCAACTTCGCCTAGTACTGAGTTTCCTTGATTGATTTGCTCATTTAATGTTGATACTGCGGTTTGAATTTCAGAGACAGGATATACACGCTGATTTGCATTCTTTACACCACCTTGAATGCAAATACCCTTCATGTATAGATTCTTGCCTTCTGAATCAGTCTCAGTTACCATGCGAGCTTGGTCAAATGTCAAGTGTTCTCTTAGATAAGTCATGTTTTTTATCCGTTATACTTTCTTCATGTCTGGTTCAGTTGACATGCCCATATCTGATGATGATGGGTCTGCTGAACTTGAACCTTCTCCTGATGACATTGCACCTGGTTCGTTTGCGTCACCTTGTGGCTTACCACCTTTGGCAACAGGTGATGAACCTTCGCCAGCGCCACCCTTAGGTGCAGGAACTGCCTTTAGTTCAGCGCCTTCGGCAACTACATCTTCTTCTGACTCTTCTAGATCTTCTTCTGCTTCTTCAGCTGACTCTTCAACGGATTCTTCCATTTCTGGCTCCATGTAGTCGCCTTCTTCGTCGGCTTCTTCGCCTTCGTCGTCGCCAACTTCAGCCATTAACTTGTCGAATTCTGCTTGAAGTTCGTCAAATGCAGCTTCTAGATCACTAATTCTTTCATCGGCTTCTTCGTCGGCTTCTTCGCCTTCGTCGTCACCTTCTTCTTCTTCGGCATCCATAGCATCTTCAAGTTCTTCACTTGCATCCTCTAGGGACATACCTTCTTCGTCGCCTTCAATATCATTAACAAAATCTTCAACCTCTTCATCTGAGATTGCTTCTTCAACTTCTTCAATCTCTTCTTCGATTGCATCAAGATCTTGTTCGTCAATCAAGCCTTCATAAATGTCACGTGACTTTTCAACAACAATTTCATGGAAAAGTTCACGAGCTTTATCTTGCTCTTCATTGATAATATAGTCAAGCAACTGATTAAATTTATCACTCATAGCGAAATCACTCCTTTTATATAAAAAGTTACAAAATATCAAATATATTTAAGTTAAAGGGGATATAAAGGCACTCAAATAGTACCAAAATGGTATGAAAACGGCAGAAAAGGGCAAAATTACATTGGGACGTCTGCGCCAGCTGGCGCCGCGCCGTATTGTAACTTATATTTCTCTGCGTCTTTAATTTTTTCTGCAGTTCTTAGTTCTGAAACCTTTCTAAGCTTATTAATTTGTTCTAGTGTTAGTCTTGTTTTACGAGTATTCTCTTTTTTAACAATAGTCTGATCAGAGTCCGAATCATAGCGACCGTTATCCTCTTTTTCTTCCAATTGTCCAAAAAGTTCTAGTAAAATCATAATACTATTTATGTTGTTGGTGCTGGTTCTAACTCAGGTGCTTCGCCACCTTCTATAGGTGCTTCACCCTCTATAGGCGCTTCATCACCTTCCGGAAGTTCAGGTTCCTCTGCCATAGACATATCAGAGTCTAATCCACCTGGTGTAATACCAACATTACGCATATCTGAACCATATACTTGGGATGCTTGATTGTTGCCTGTTTCCTCTTCCCACTTTTCTGTGTTTTCAATTAGTTCTTGCTCTGTTAGACCTAAGTAACGTGTTAGCAAGAAGCGTTTACTCATATATGGCAATTGTTCTAACTGCGTAAATGCAGAAATCTTTGTGTTATCCAACTCTGCTTGTCTATATGATGCAAAGTTCTGCGGCTCATTAAACTTAATTTCAAAAATACTATTGTCAATATTAACACCACGTGTCTTTAAAAATAGTTTAAATTCTGTATCAACTGTACCAGAAATAATTGTTTGTAAACGTTTGCAGTATTCGTTGAATCTAAATTCTTGAATTAATGCTGTGCCTACTCTACCATCATTATAAGCGGCGACACCTTCATCAGGTCCGGTTGGCAAATAACTTGCCGGAATACGCAATGCACGATATAATTTATTTGTAAAATATCTTAAATCGTCAATTTGTCCTAGATTTTCACCTCCTGGTAATGTTTCGACTTTACTGCCTCTTCCTTCGCCCGTTTGTGGAAAGAAATAATCTTCCATAATAGATAGTGGATTATATGTTGAATCCATCATTTTGGATCCACCACCTGTTGTAGTTGGAATTCTACGTTGGTGAATTTCATTCTTAACACGCTCAACAAAACCCATAGCCATGTGTGATGGCATATTACCTACGTCAATGTAAAATACACGGCGTTCCGGAGCACGTTGTACGCGGTAGATAATAATAGCATCTTCTAATAATTCTTTTTGTTTATATGTTTTAAAGATATTCTCTAAAATACTATTACCAAATGGCCAGGTGCCATCCATCTCTTCTGTTAAACTAATATGAACAATATAATTAGCATCAATAGCAACGGCTTTTTTACCATATGTGTATTTGGAAGCATTTGCCATATTCTCTTGTGTTTGTGATCCTGTTCTACTCATTAGATTAGGAATAGTTGTACCACCTGTCTCCTTTTCTGTTGTTTGTAGAGTATCAAAATTAATTGCTAAATCACGAACAATATATTGTTCAATTTCTTTACCGGCACTTTCATCAACAACAATCTTTTCAACTTTGGCACAATCAACAAAGTGCCACTTTTGTGTTTCTGGATCACGAATAAAAAGTTGGTCACCGTATTTTAGTGTGTTGCGGAAAAGTTTAAAAATTTTACGATCAAAACTTTGTAGATTATACCAGTGTTTTAATTGTGTATTTAAAATTTCCATTTCTGTTGCTGTCGCGTCATCATGGTAATGAACTTGGAATGCAATGCCTGATTCTGTATTTTGTTGTGTACAGAATTCTGCTAAAATATCAAGTGCTGAATTTACTTCACTGTCTTGGTCCATTGCATCGTATTGAATATAACGCTCAATACGATTAGGATGCCCAGAGTAAACTTCAGGCAATACTGAACTATAATTTTTAAAGCCAACGTCAGGAGTTCCATTTCTCATTGGAACTACATTGTTTGGTTGTGTGAAATATTTTTTCCAAGTCATAATTATAATCTTTGTTTTATACTACTATTTACCCTATTTTATAATATATTTGTTGTATTGTGACTAGGGAACTGCACTACCCGTATGTCGTCCCATCTTGCCCTGCTTCATTTGCTAATCCGTGCGGAGATCTTGCGTTCTTGTTTCCATTATCAATATTAACATTAACCTGATTATTTTTCTGTGCTTGCAATTGTTTTTCAGTAAGATCAACGAGTTTATCCAATTGTTGAGTTTGCTTTTTCACTTCTTGTAAGTTTTCATTAGCGGTATCTGACAAGCTTTTAGATGCTTCAGTTGCCCCAGTAGCAGATTCACCTGTTTGTGCTATGCCTGCCTCGGCCAAGGCTGATATCTTTGTGGAAAGTCCTGCATGGCGCGCATCTGCACTTGATGTTGCTACTTTTGGTTTTGCTACTGGTGTACCAGGTGGTGGAGTATTTGGTTTTACTACTGCTGTAGGTTTTGCTTCCGAAGTACCACCCAGCACATCCTTCCTTATGTCGACGCGATCTCCAGTCCCGCCAAACATTTCATGCATTGTGTCATACTGTTCTTGAATTAGATCTATAGATGTTTTCATAAAACCTGTAATTTTGTCACCTAATGTACCTGCCATTCTTGGAATAGTTCTGTAAGATACAAGTCCTTCGTCTTGTAGTTTTATTATCTCAGCTGAAAGTTCTTCATCAAACCCCGTTTTTTCTTTATAGGTTTTTAATTGTCCCTGGACCCAATTGATCAGTCCATCATCAGCGTTAAAGATAGTATCCAAAAACAATTCCCTGGCGCCAACTGCTATCTCGTCTTTCAGAACTCTGATATCAGTTGTTAGTTGGGTAGCTGCATCACCAATCGTTCCTACGAGTTTCCCGTCGACAATTTCTGCGTCAATACCCATTGCTTGATCATAAAAATGTTCAAATGCTGTCGAAAAGTTTACTGATTCTGTATCAACTATCCCGGCATGTTTGGCATATGCGTCTTGAATTGCATTAAATTTTGTAGTGGTTGCCTGTGCAGCTTCGAACAATGCTAACCCGATCGGTTGGCCAGCCGCGGCTAAAGGAGCAAAAGTATCTCTTGTTTTTTCTATGGCGTCTTCTAATTTGCCTAGACTTGCGTTAAAAATCTCGCCGGCGCCATCACCAGCAGATAACATATCTGAGGCTAGATCGTTATACATTTGTCCCATCGGAGTAGCCATCATCATTCTAGCCTCTTTACCTTTCGGAACAACACCTGCAACTCTGGCTTTAAAGATCTCAGCGGCCGCCGGGCCGCCTGTTTCCATTGCCTTCTTGAGCCCGTCTGTCATTGCAGCCTGTTGTTCTGGGCCCATGTTCATAATAGCCGCCTGGAATTGCGCGTCAGATGCCAATTTTTGTTGTTCTTTCGCTAGCCGATCTTTACTCTTACCAGTGAGTACTTCTAACTGTGATAATTGGTATATATAATCACCGGTCATATCTGCTTGCTCTTGAGCAGATAACGAACGAGTGCTATCAGCCAGAGAAGCATTATTCAGCATGGTTGCCGATAACTCTAATGCATCTTCTACATCCATACCCATCAATTCTATTGTGCGTCTAAACGACATTCCGGATGTTGTATGACGTCGGCCAACGTCTGAAAGTACGCCACCTAAAGTAACTAATCTTTCAGCACCTAGTTGTGCTGTTCCTCCAAACATAGACAATGTTTCAGAATTTCTTTTCATTAAAGCATTAAATTCTGTTTGTGTCAAAGTTGTTGTTGTGATGGCCTTCGCATACGTTTCTAGACTTCTACCAAAAGGTATACCTGCTGTGGTTATCTCGTTTAGTCCATCTAAATATCCGCCGTACACTTCTTCAGCAATTCCGAGCGCCGCGCCGCCGGCGCCGCCCACAACAGAACCTACCATCGCACCGGCGCTGCCGAATCTAGCTCCCGCGGTACCGCCCAACCCAGCGCCGGCGGCCATAAAAGGAACCTTGGCAAGAATCGACTTAAAGACTCCCGCGATCGCAGACATAATACCACCTTGATCGTCATCCTTATCTTTGTCATCTCCATCTGAATCTGGCTTAGTTAGTTTTCCATCTTTAACAATTTTATCTATATTGCCCATCGCAATGACCATTGCTCCGGCGCTTGCGGAAAAGGTCATGCCGGCCTTGGTTATTTCTACAGCGGCACCGCCGAGAGATTTGGTCAATCCGTTTAATGCTTCTCCAAATGCCTCTGCACTATCACCAGCATAGGATATTTGTCTTCCAGAAACCCTCGCAACTCGCGAAATGTAATTTAACTCTGTAGACGCACGATCCGCAGAGTCAGAGACACTTCTAAATAGCGCATCTATAGATCGTTTGGTTTCTCGTAAAATTGCGTCGTCGTCTGCCATAATAATATGCGTATATTATAAAATAAGGTAAATATCGCTATATTATTTATACATCAAATTTTGAGGATTTCAAATGAGTAGTTTATTAGAACAATATTATCGCCAACCTGAGATTTATATCTCATTACCTAACGAAGGTAAATTTTATCCTGCAGGATCTATAGAAATTTCCGAATCCGGCGAGATTCCTGTTTTTGCTATGACAGCCAAGGATGACATTGTACTTAAAACGCCTGATGCTTTGATATCAGGTGAAGCAATTGCACAAGTTATAAAAAGTTGTGTTCCTGCTATTAAAGATCCATGGCAAGTACCTGCTACTGATATTGATTTCATTTTAGTAGCAATTCGAATTGCGTCTTATGGTAATGACATGGAATTGAATTTTTCATGTCCTAAATGTGAAGAAAAATTTGATTATCAAATAGGTTTAGAATATTATATTAATAAACTAGGTGATATATCCTTTGAACCTGAACAAATCTTAATTCCTTATGGCCAAGTTAAAATACATATTAAACCATTAAATTATTTGGATTTGTCGTTAATTCAAAGACGCACATTCGAAGAACAACGTGCAATTGAGGCAGTGGGTTCAATGGAGGAAAAAACAGAAGAAGAAAAGCAAGAAATGTATAATGAAATACTAAATACAATGACCGATATAAACATCAACGCTATTTCTTCAGGTGTTAAAGCAATTGAACTTCCAGATGGCACTATGGTTGATGATCAAGAAGAAATTATTAATTTTGTTAATAATTCTAGTGTAAGATTATTCAAAAAAATTACAGGCGCTATTCAAGAAATTAAAGACAAAACAGTATTAGACCCTATTGATGTAAAATGCCCTGAATGTTCCCATGAGTTTACTAGTCCTATAATTTTTGATTACGCAAATTTTTTCGCCTAAGGCTTCTATCATTAAAATACGAAGAAATATTAGAGTTAATTACTAATTACGAAAATCAGGTAGAAGCCATAAAAAAAGAAATATACAGTTTTGCATGGCATATGCGAGGTGGATTTACTATCAATGAGATGTTCAACACTTCCGCAAAGGAAAGAAAAGTACTTTCTGACATTATTGAAGAACATATGAAAACAACAAAACAATCAGGTTTACCATATTTCTAATGGAACAAGAGAACGAAAAAAAGCAGAATGAAGGCTTAGGATTACTTGGGGCAATATTCAGTCTATTCATCGGCTACAAAGCAGGCAAGAAAGCTGGTAAATGGCCCTGCATTTAAATAATTTAACGTAAGTATTAATATACCAGGCGTCGCCTGGTGTCGGATTAAAAACTAAATGACTTTTATATGCATTTTAGTTTTTTTGCCTACGTTGTAACCTATTCCAAATGATATTGCTATCACTGTACAAATGGCTAGTATATGCCAGATTAAAAATGAGCTCATTTTATTCTCCTTGTGAATTATTTCTTGCTTGGTTACTCGACATATTTTTTAAATTCTTCTGGAACTTCATCAAATCGCCAAAGTGTAACCCATTCTAAATATTCTTTAGGCCAATTTTTATAATAGTTTGTATTTTTTGCCAATTGCACTGATGCGTTATTTAATACATCTAATCGTGCCATTAACACTAATGCAGATTTGCCAAAATTAAACATTAAATCACCAATTTGTTCTATATGTCCCGGATGGTCATCAAGTATCGCTAAATTTAATGGATTTGCATATTCATTAATTTTTTCTGAAATGTCTTGATATTCTTCAACCGTATACCTGTCAGTGGGTGTTATAACCGCTAATACTTCAACATTACCACGGTCATCACGATCTGTCCAGTTGTCAACATATTCTTTTAATTTTTCTAAAAGATTGTCATTGACTACTTTTATTCGTACTGTGTCATTTTCCAATGCAGGGGGTGCATATGGACATACTGGTAAGTTATCTAACTCGGGAAATTCTTTGACAATAAAAGTTCTAATCCAATGTTTTAGTTCTTCTATTTTTTCTACGGCTTCTGCCGGGGTCCAATCGGTTTCGTTCATAATAATCCTCCTTTCATTTGTTAAACGAAATTTGGACTTTCTTTTGAAATAACCTGCCGTCCGAAAAGGTTATATAAAACTATTTATATCATTATAAATAGTTTTAACTATTTATGAGGCAGATATAAAACTATGAACCCATTTTATACACTTATTCCGAGTAATAAAATTGCGCTCTCTGACAAGCATTCGCAGATTACTTAGAGTGGGTTACGCTTTGGCGTTTTAAGGAAGTTCCTGAGGATCTAAAGAAGTTAACGCCTTAAAACTTCTTATTTTACTGTCGCGTTTACATAACTTAATATACATTTCAACATCGTCGCTCCATTCCATACCAGTCCACCATTCGAATCCAGGAAATTGGGATTTGTAAATACTGCTCTGTTCATATCCCGGGCCAGTGTATAGATACTTGTATCCGTTATGTTTTGCCCACCATATTTCATGCTCTAAACTAATAGTACCTAAATGTAAATCAGGATTATGGTAATTCCAAATAAAGAAATGTGTTTCTACATCATTACTGTAATTGAGTAACTTTGTAATAGCAACTATTTTTCCGTTATCTTTATAAAGAATATATTTGAATCGATCACAGTCCTCGTCTATAGAATATAAATCTTTATAATTATTTCTTTGCAGATATGCGTTTAGAATTTTTTTAATTACTTTCGGTTTTTTATCGACAATTTTCCATTCTAAATCTATCGAATTATAATTGGTTTTTTCTAGACAGATTCGAGTATTACGTGACATGAACCAATGCTCTTTTCCATTTTCAATATAAAGAGAAAATCCGTCTTGTAACGCCTGACTCTCCTCCCATAGCTCGACATTATCAAGGAATATATTGTTTATTATTACATCACGAGTTTCTTGTTTACCGAAGTAAGTTGATATTTTTATTTGCATTATGAGATGAACTACGTTCATCTAGTTCTTCGCTTTCGCTCGAACTAGGTATAATTTGAAAAGTCTTTTTTATATTTAACATTGTTATTTTTATTTAATTTTTTCCTGAAGTTTTGCTCACACTCCACCCGACTGGGTGAAGTGTGGATTTGACTTTTTCCTTCGGTCTTGTCCTATAAACTGTTGTGGATTATCTAACGACGTGGAAGCGGTTGTCCTGTACTCCCTACCACAGTCTCCTGGCTATCACGCCAACAAACGGTATCTACTAAATGCTACAGTTTCAACAAATAATAGACGCGAGGTTCTTACCCTCGTCTTTTTAGCCCATGCTATAGTGGTTTGTATCATCTCCGGAATCTCAATGTGCCTTTGCTACACCGTCAAGGAGAGCGGGTCTTAGCCGCATTGTGGATATTATGTGTGCCTGTGTGTTGCCTTTAATTTTTAGATGATAGTCTTGATTTATATGTGGTTGGGTTACTTGAGAATGTTTTAACACGGTCAGCATTTTTGCTCCAAAACATATCATAGTCGCAAAAAATCCAACCTTTGTAATTAATGTGCCTGTCAAATTTAAATGGTGGGTATTTGTTTTCAATTGCTACGTATTTGCCTTTTCTATTGATTTTTATTATTAGTATGTTAAAGTCGTTTTCGTCTGCAGGTTCTAATAATTGCTCTATCCATTGATCTAACTTATTCACATCCTGTGAAAATAAATGATGGAATGGAAAGTCGCCGTATGCCTTACACTCAATATTAAGTAAAGGGAAACTTGGACCTGGTACTATATCTCCCTTGAAAGATCTTATTTGTCCTTCATGAAGATATTCCTTTCTCGCTTTATTAGACCCCCCAATATAGGAACCACTGTGCGGAACACGAATAAACGTTTCGCCGTATATTTCGGTTAAATGTTTAGCAACATCGCGCTCCCACGTGGAGCCTTTTATTTTCTGCTTGCTAGGCATTAATTACATTGCGTTCTTTTTGTCTTGAATCTCTGCCCTGCGTGATTTGGCTAATTTGCCAATTTCGCCTAACGCTTTACGAGCGCGAGCGGCCGCCGCTTTTACGCCTTTATCTTCGAACTTTGAAGATTCGCTGACATATGTTTCGACTCGCTCTAAGATTTGCTCATGAATTGTTGACATTTTTATTACTCCTTAATATGTAAATATATTTACATGATTTCTATATCGTCACTATAATTTGTGAAACCATTTTCCTTTGTAACTGTGAGGACGCTATGTACACGCCCGACCAGTTCGTCCTTATGAGAGATAAGAAACACACTTTTGCCTCTATCTCTACAAAACTTCTTGAGTATACTTATACTACCTTCTAAACCTAGTGCATCCATGCCACTATCTACTAATTCGTCAATAACTAGTAGGCTTATGTTATCATATAAGTGTTCCCAGACATCCCTGAACGCCCAAGATAGACTTAAAATAAGTCTATTTCGTTCGCCTCTGCTGAGATTATCAAAGTCTAGATCACGCCCATACTCTGTAATTTCGACGCTTAAATCGTTTAAAAACATTACAGTATGAGGCAATCCAATTTTATCTAGATAGTAACTCAGTCTCTTATTTAAGAAGGCTAAGTTTTGATCTATAATTCTTTTGCGTATAAATGAATCCTTATTAACAAGCAATCTTGTTAAAAACTCTTGGTGTTCTTTAAGAGACACTAGATCATTTAATTTATCATAATTAATCTCTTGCAAAACAGAATTTTGTAAATCCTCAATTTGGGATTCGTAAGGATCATCCTCGTCTGCTTTCTCTACTAAAGTATTACGCAAATGTTCTAAACTACTATCATGCTTATAAGCACTAGCAATATCCTCGTAGAAAGTATCAGCGATAGTATCAATATCGCCAATGTCTTCTATCTTTTTGTTTATAGTTGCTAAGTTACCTTCTTCGCTTTTGATAGATTCTTTATGTTCATTTATTTGTTCTTCCAAATCTGCAAGCATTTTTTGATGTATTTCATCATGCAACGCCTGCCCGCAAGTATGGCATTTTTTATCTTCTGTCTTGGATATATTACTTTCAAAACGTGCTAACTCTTTGTTATATTTGGATAATAAGTTTTCAGAGGTGGATTTTTCTCTATTGTAGCCACGTAATTTAGACTCTAACTGCTCTACATTTGATTTTTTAGTGTGTAGTGCTATTTCCTCTTCGATATTAACTGATTCAAGTTCCTTAACAGCGTTGTCTAGTTTTTCAACATCTTTGTTGCGAGATTTTACCCACGCTTTTTGTTTCATACGCAAACTTTTAATAGTATTTTCAATATTCTCGTTTGCTTGCTGTTTACCCTTAATTGCGTATTCTTCTTCAGTAATAAAATCTTTAGTCTGCTTTACGATCTCTTTAAGTCTTTCTGCTTTTTCGGATAGTAATGTAATACCAAGTAACTGCTCAATAACTTCACGCTGATCCGAAACACGCATAGCAAGAAACGGTTCAGTATATGTGTTAAGTGCCACAACGTGCTTAAACATTGTATGCGACATACCAATTGCTTTCTCTATTGCTTCTTGCGTTTCTTTATTCTCGCCTTGTGCTAAGTTGTCGTCGTCATCATTCGTATAATATTTTAACACGCCTGGCTTTCTACCACGCTCAATACGATGACGCATACCATCTTTTTCAAACTCAATAGTGACTAACATACCTTTGGCATTTGTTTTGTTTATCAAATTATCTTTGCGAATATTAGTTAGTGCTTGCCCATACAGCACATAACTCAAAGCATTTACAATAGTAGTTTTACCCGTGCCATTACGAGCACCTGCGTCATCACCACCCAAGTCTAAGTTTTCACCCAAAACAAGTGTGAGGTCTTGTCTGTCCAAAGCAACCGCTTGAGTTTGGTTACCCACACTCATAAAATTCTTTACTGTTAGGGAAGTCAGTTTTAACACACTAAATGTTCCTATAAATTTCTAACAACGTTTGTGGATTATAATATTCGCTTTCAATGTTTGATAATTGATCAATAACAATAGAGTCAATACTATCAAAGTTAAGTTCAATATCCTCGTCAATAATATCAAGGTCCTGCTTCTCTTTGTTTGGCAATAAACTTAACTCACGAACATTGTGATCTCTAGTAAATGTTTCTTTAATAAAGTTTGCCTCTTCATAACTAATATCAATGTCCATTGTTACTCTTGCGTATGTTTTATTGTCTAAATACTGTGTGGGATTTTCCAACAGTTGCGATAGTTTTAATGTTTTATATGAAGGAGCATTGGGCCAACTTACAAACTCTGGTTCACCATTCCATTCTAACATCATCATACCACGCTCATCGTCCCAAGCATCAGCATAGTTGTGTGGAAAGCAGTTACCAATGTAAATTACGTTCTTTTGTTGTTGCCTCTTATGGAAGTGTCCACTAAACACATACTCTGCTTGCGACATGTCGTCAGCATAAAGTTCGCCATGGTCTGGCATTTGTACCATAGCGTTCATATAAAAGTGTGGCAGTTCAAAGTGTCCAAAGATATATTTTGCTTTAAGTTTTTTAATTTTCTTAAAGTCATCGCCCACTAACCACGGAACAATAGCAACATTGCCCTCGTTAATTGTTTGATTTACGATGGAAATTCCAGGAAATCTACTAGCAAATTCAACACTGTTTAGATCACGACGATCTCTGTAGTACAGATCATGATTGCCTGTAATAAAATAAAACTTCTCAAAAGACTTGCCTAACTTTTCCAAACTACGTAGGCTATAGTTTAACGTATGGACGTTAATACTTGCTCGTTGATGATGCCAATCGCCTAAGAATAGGCAAGTCTCGCAGTCGTTCTTATGCGCCGTGTCTATAAACCAGTCAACAAAATCCTCACAATCTTGATTGTGTATAGTTGAATTGCTTTTATTTCCGAAGTGTATATCTGTACAAACTGCTACTTTTTTAAATAGATTTTCGTTACTCATACATTCTTATTAGTATACTAAACTTAAAGTAATTTGTCAAGATCTTGCGTTCTGTCTTGTATAACTTGGATTCATATCATTCATCTCTAAAATATCATCACGTATGTTTTGATTACGCTTTTCCATATTGAGAATTTTAGTAAATGAATTTGTTATAACCGCAGTATAATATGCAAATGGATTTTGACTTTTGCACTCGTCAAACTGTAATCCAACTTGAATTAGTTGTAAAACAGCCGCGCCACGCATTTCATCATTATATGTGTATCCTCGCCAGTTAGATCTTGTGCCATAGCGATCACAAAGTTTTATAAACATGCGGCCAAGATTATCAGTCATTTGCCCATGGTCCTTACTAAACTTACCATTCTCTAGATCACCAATCCAGTGACTTTTGCCCACACAGACAAGTTCGCCTGTTTCATCATAACGAAAGTGTTGATATGGAGGGAATGTAAGTTTTTCATAATGGTCTGCTACCGTTTTGGGTGTTTTAACTCTACCATGTTGTAAAGGAATATGATCAAAGGTCATGACTCTAAATACGAGATCTTCCTTAGCAATCTTTTTCCAGTTGACAGTAAAGTCGATTAATCGAGGTTTTTTACGAGTAGTGTTTTCTTCTACTGCTTTTGCATGGTTTTCTTTTGCAATTTTAGATGCTTTATTACGTTTTGCTTGTGCGGCTGATCGTATGTTTATTTTTTTAATATCTAGTACGATAATATCGTAATCTGCATCTTCAGGTGTTACGTAACTACTATAACTATTTTTTGATTTGTGTATTTCTTCTAAAATATCTTTGTTTCTTAGGTATACGTTTCTAGTATTTGTCATAAATGCTCCATAATATATTTATTATAATACACGCATATTAAAAAGTCAAATAAATAGAAAGATATAATAGGAAATATTTTTATGGCAACAATTCCATTTGGTGGCGTGTTATTTGGTAGTTCAACTCTTCCTAAGGTAGGTTTCGACAGTTCCCCTAAAGAAGATTGGAGAACAAAAATAACTATTGGTATTGAGTTATTAGGCGGACCAGTTTTGGGTCCCCTACAATCGTCTAAAGGAATAATATTTCCATATACACCTACGGTATTTGTTCAGCATAATGCTTCGTACGGTGCGGCCGGACTAACACATTCTAATTATGATCATCCTACGTTTGATAGCCACCAAGTTGGATCTATCCAAATTACAGGACAATTTACAGCTAATAGTTCAGCAGAAGCTGACTATCTTAGAGCTGTGTTACATTTTTTAAGAACCGTTACTAAAATGTTTTTTGGCCAAGATAAAGATCCAATTGCGGGCACACCACCGCCAGTTGTGAAATTAAATGGATTTGGGGATTATGCATTTTCAAACGTTCCTGTGGTAATAGAGACATTTACAATGGAACTACCTGGTACAATTGATTATATTAGAACAACAGATGGTAAAACAATGATGCCTGCTAGTACTACTGTAACAATTACAGCCAAACCCACATATACAAGAAAAGCTACTTCTCGACGTTTCGGATTGAAGAGCTTTGCCAACGGCGATCTACTTGGAAGTGATAGTGAAGGAGGATTTATATAATGCCAAAAGTTAATTATTTGTCAGAAAGTCCTTACTATCTAACAACATCATTTAATAATAAATTAGGAATAATGAGAAAGCGATCTTTTCCTTTTGAAGATGATGATTTAGAATATAGAATTGAAGAGAAGTATGCTAATAGACCCGATTTGTTGGCGCATGAAATTTATAATAATGCCAACTTATGGTGGGTATTTGCAGTAAGAAATCCAGATACACTAATTGACCCAGTTTTTGATTTTATTGCAGGGGTAACTATTATTGTTCCAAAAATAACCACGTTGCGAAGATCATTGGAGTTATAATACCATGACAAATGGTGATCCTAATCTACAAGTTGTAGCAGATAAACCTGTACCAGCACCTGACAATATTTTACACCAGTTTACAAACTACACTTATAAAATAAGTTTATTAAGTTTCAAAACTGTGCAGAATTATAATGATTTAGCAGAGAAAGGCAGTTGGGACTGGGCACATGCAAATATACCTAAAATATGCTATACATTATTTTCCTCAGGTGGTATACTTAATGATGGTTCAGAAATTCTGCCGGCAAGGCATCCTAAGTTTGAATTAGATTTTTACATTGAATCAATGACAACTTCTGGATTAATGGGTATGAACTCTAATTCTAGAGCAACTAACCTTATGGATCTAAGTATGGCTGTAGTTGAACCAACCGGAACCACACTGTTAGATAGATTTCATGAAGTGTTAACTGAAGATGGAGGGAATTGGACAGAAAAGCCGTTGTTAGTTCAGATTGATTTTTTAGGTTATGATGAGGAAGGCAAAAATGTACGTATAAAACCTGCTACACGTTGGATTCCTGTTAGAATAGCAAATTTAGATTTTAATATTACTGCAGAAGGCACAAATTATTCACTTGAATTTATTATGATGGCGGTTTTGGAAGCAGATAATAATCCGATAACACAAAGTCTTAATTTAAAAACAATAAAAGGAAAACAAATTCAAGATATTTTTAAACATCTAGAAAAAGAGTTTAATAGAGAACAAACAGATAGAACTACCGGCAGTTTTACCGCAGGAATAAAACCAAATGAAGCAGGAACTTGGGCTCCTAAAACACAGGAGTTTGCTGACAGTATAGAATTTAGAATAGGAACAGGAGGCGGCCCGGCCGCTAACAGATTAAAATCTGCAAAAATATCTCCTAATGTAGCAAAGCAGACGTTACTTAAAGTGGTTCCAAGCGGTCATGAAACAGTCGCACGTGGCGAGAGGGGAAGGCAAACGCCTCCAAAAGAAAAATTTAAGAACGATTCTGCGTTACGATATTATGGTGAAAGATCGGATTATAAAATAGAAATATCTGCCCCAGGACAATCTATGCTATCATTAGTAGAAAAAGTAATACGTGATAGTACATATATTACCGACCAACTTGCAGATAATAAACCATTAGGAAAAGTATCTGAAGCAAAAGAAGTTTTAAAGGATCCCAACAAAGGATTAGATTGGTTTAAGATTACATATGTTAAAATATTAAAAGAATTCGATAACATACGTAACAAATATGCTAGACACACCCTTATACAAATTGATCCCTATAAGGTAGTAGATCCAGAAGTCACCGGAGGCAAGGCTAAGCCAGGACAAAATGGAGTACGCAATGTTGCAAGAAGTTATGATTATATTTACAGTGGCCAAAATTTAGATATTAGAAATTTAGATTTAACCTTTAATAATTCTTTTATATTAGCTATGGCAGGGGTTGCAACAGGCAATGCATCCGCTGATCAGGCTATAATACCAGAGGAGGAGTCGAATGTTGCACCAGATGCGGGGAATAGGCAAGACCAACAATCAAAAGTAGCAGGTGGCCAAAACATTAAACCGAAGTCTAAAAAGTTTATTCAAGATCCACACGCAACAAGTAAACAAAGAACCGGCGCAACCTTAATGGAAAACTTATATAGAACACCAGGATCGGACATGATGTCGGTAACTATGGAAATAGTAGGGGATCCGGGATATATTCAACAGGATGGTGTATTGTCAATGGCAACTCCTAATAAAACTGGAGCAGGAGGCGGTACAAACGGCCATGATCCAAAGAATGGTGCAATATTATGTGACTTAGATGATGCACATTTTTATTTGTTATTCAAAACACCTAGAGATTATGATGAAGCGACCGGATTAGCAGACTTTAGTAGCAGTGCCGGCGGTAGTACGTTATCTGGTTATTATAGAGTATGGGAGGTTAACAGTGTTTTCCAAGGTGGAGAATTTACACAAACTATTGAAGCAACAAGAATTTATAATCAATGGCGTGAAAATATTGATAATCCTGAAAAGAATACAGAATTAATGTCTAATGATGAAGCAAACAATTATGATTTTGAAGATGCTAAAGCAGCTGCTAATCAGTTAATAACACCTGGTTCTGCAGAAGTTGCTAATGAAGCCACCGTAGGCTTAGATGCATTTGGCGGCACTGGAGTAGCACCGACACCAATGGATGCAGATGAGTTTGCAGGAACTCCATTGACAGTAAAAGAAGAAATGAAGAATAGGCAATTAACTGCAGAAGCAATAGAAGTAAACAATGAATTTGCGGGAATTGAAGGCCCATTTCCAGTTACAGAAACAAGTTCTAGCAAAAACTTTGTAAATCCCCACGCAGATTTTAATACAGCGGCGTTACAAAATAGGCCGCAAACCGCGGCAGAATTTAGAGCATCTGAAGCAAGTAGATTTGGATCTCCCAGCATAGCACAATCATCAGGAACACTTGCATCAGAATTGTCTACTACTGGTAGTGAATTAACACCAATTAGACCTAATCCCGCAGATGCCTCTGGCCCTGTCACATTTAGTAATAGTTCACCTGCTGAACCATATAGATCATCGCCATCCTTTAGTGCTGGCGGACCGGTTGAACAATATAGATCATCGCCGTCCTTTGTGACCACCACTGGTGGCACGGTATTACCGACTCCTCAAGGAAATCCCGTAGGAACAGTGGCATTAGATAGACATCCTAATATTAGTACATATGAAACATCGGATCAAACTACTGTAGCAAACAATGATACAATAATGGGTGTAGAAAGACAAACAATCATTAATGCAGGCCTTGCCGCCGGAGCAGGGGTTCTTGCCGTTGCATCGTTACATCCGGCTGGTAGAATTATTAGAGCAGGTGTTGCGGCCGCAGCCGCCGTACTAAGCGGCACACAATTGGCACACGCCTGGGAACGCGGAAACTCAGCAAGTGAAAAAAATGAGGTTATACACAATAAATATGGAAATAATGTACCAAGTTGGAAAAAAACTGGCTACTTATTAGATATTATTTCAGAAAAAGAATCTACGACTACCGGCGGTGGTGGCGGATTCTAATAACAGGAAAACACAATGCCTGGTCAATCAGATTATAATAATAAACCAAAAAAGCCAACACCCGGCCTTCCAACGAGTTCTCGTGATTATTCTGCAAAAGTAGATCCAGGTCCTTATATAGGAATAGTAAAAGGCTATGGCGACGACAGTGGTATGAATCGTATTGGTGTTTATATTCCAGCATTGGCCGAACAACGGACGTCAAATCCCCACTCTAAATACGATAAAACAGAACAAGAAAGTAATGTAATATTATGTTCATTAGCCTTGCCGTTTTACGGAAGAACAAATAATTTAGATGTAGGATCTGCAGGCCAATATGAAACAACCACTAAATCTTATGGTATGTGGTTGCCTACTCCTGATATTGATACACAAGTTATGGTGGTCTTTGCAGAAGGAATACTTGAAAATGGATATATTATTTCTTATATACCTGATGCATTGATGTTACATATGGTGCCAGGTATAGCAGCCTCCCCGGCATTTGCAAAGTCTAAGTCTACAACGAACGCAGGCATCACATCACCAAATTTTGAAGTACCTGTTGCAGAGTATAATAAGTTACAAGTAAAAAGTTTTGATAAATCCACTGCTTGGAAGAATGTTGAAAAGCCGGTGCATCCTCTTTTTGATACATTGCTTGCACAAGGATTGGAGGCAGATTATGTCAGAGGCATTAGTACGTCAAGTGCCCAGCGTGAAAGTCCTTCTAACGTATTTGGTATTTCAACACCTGGACCATTGGACTATGATTATGGATCCATTAAACAAGGTTTAATTACTGAAAATAGTACAGGATATGATTGGCCTTATAATAGAAAGTCTGGACATACATTTGTTATGGACGACGGTGATCAACAAGGCCTTAGCCAACTTATTAGACTACGCACAGGAACAGGACACCAAGTTTTACTAAGTGATGACGGGGGAACAATTTACTTAGGAACTGCAAGTGGCAGTGCTTGGGCAGAATTAAGAAATGATGGCTCAGTAGATGTGTTTAGTGCTAGAGATATTAGCGTTCACGCAGAAGGAAATGTTAATATGTTAGCAGATGTTGATGTTAATATACAAGCAGGTGAAGATGTTAATATTTTAGCAGGCCATAATTTTAAAATTGAAACAAATCCGGCCGGGGTTGAAGGCAAGGGCCACGCACATATATATGTCAATGGTAACATGAAAACATATGCGGCCGGCACATTTAACATGTCGTCGACAGGTTGGTTTAACATTACATGCAAAGAAGCAATCAGTGTTACAAGTACAGCATGTATCTATGTTAAAAGTGGCGGCGGTGCTAAGTACCCTATAAAACTCAACACAGAAGCAGGCAACGTTGCTGAAGAACCAACCAAGGTACCTGTATATGAAAATAACTGGGTAAACAAGGGAGAATCCAACACACACGGCGGTAAACGCTATGCTGTTGATGGTAGTTACTCTTATTATACCGCAATGCAACGTGTTCCGATGCACGAGCCAGATCCAAGAATTAACCAATCAAAGAAAAAGGAACCTAAAGCAGGAACCACCTCACATATTGCTGATAGTAGTAATTAATCTACCTAGGTTAATAGTAGCATATTATTAAAAACACTAAATATTAGCATGGCGATTACATACAAAGGCTTCAATACACAAGGTAAAAAGTTCTCTAATTCTTTCACATTAACCGGGTTTGATATTGCTAAACAGGATCTTACAAACCATTTTAATATAAGAAAGGGAGAGAAATTACAGTTACCTGATTTCGGCTCTATAGTTTGGGATATGATTTATGAGCCTTTGAATGAGACTACAATTGAAACAATTAGACAGGATATACAAACGATTCTGGCATATGATCCAAGAATAGAAGGAAATGATATTGTAGTCAGACAAGTTGAACAGGGTTTAATAATAGAATTAAATTTGACATTTATTCCGGACCAAATAATAGAACATTTGTTAATAGAGTTTGATACAGAAACAACCCGAGCTACATTGAGTACAGTATAATGGCACTAACAACACGACAAAATAATATATATAGCGCAGAAGATTGGCAAGTGTTATACCAATCTTTTATTAATGCTGATTTTGAAAGTTATGATTTCCAAACATTGCGTAAGTCAATGATTGATTATATCAAAACATATCATCCTGAAGATTTTAATGATTATATTGAAAGTTCAGAATTTATAGCATTAATTGACTTACTTGCGTATGTAACACAAAACATTAGTTACAGAGTAGATTTAAATGCTAGAGAAAATTTCCTAGCAACTGCAAGTCGCAGAGAAAGTATTTTAAGACTTGCTAGACTAGTAAGTTATAACGCAAAGCGTAGTATAAATGCTAGTGGATTATTAAAATTATCAAGCATTTCTACAACAGAAGATGTTTATGATTCCAATGGTGAAAATCTAGCAAATAGTAGAATTGAATGGAATGACCCCAACAATGTAGATTATACTGAACAAATTAATTTAATACTTAATGCCGCAATGGTAAATTCTCAGAGAATAGGAAACCCTAACAGTTCTAAAACATTGAACGGCATATTAACAGAAGAATATGAAATTAATATACCATCTGGAACTATCCCTGTGTTTCCATTCACAACTAATATTGATGGAGTAAACATAGATTTTGAAATAGTTAGTGCCACTTTTCAAAATGCAGATTTTATATATGAAAAAGCACCTAGCAATGTTGCGCCTTTTGGTTTTCTATATAGGAGTGATGGCAAGGGCAATGGCAGTGACAATACGGGATTTTTTGCGTACTTCAAACAAGGTACGCTACGATCATCTGATTTCAATATTGACCAAGCAATTCCTAATAGACAAGTTTTAATTAATACCAGTAACGTTAATAATAATGATGTATGGCTATATGAATTAGATTCCAATAATGATTTGTATAGATTATGGACACAAGTTCCTAGTGTGGTCGGCAATAATGTAATATATAATAGTTTGGCCAAAGATATAAGAACATTATACAGTGTAACGTCACGCGAAGCGGATCAAATTTCATATATATTTGGAGATGGTATCTTCTCAGATATGCCTCGGGGAGGTTTTAGATCTTATTTTAGACAAAGTAACGGATTAACATATGATATTAATACAGATGATATGCAAGGTGTTACGTTAAGTGTCACTTATTTAAACAAGTATAATATAACACATACCTTAACCATGGTATTTGATTTACAACAGCAGATTTACAATGCGGCAGAAAGAGAAACAATTGAAGATATTAGAACAAATGCACCGCAGGCCTATTACACACAAAATCGTATGGTAAATGGTGAAGATTATAATATATTCCCAGTCACGGCAACAAATGAAATCATAAAAGCAAAAGCGGTTAACAGAACATCCAGCGGTATATCACGTTATTTGGATGTTGTAGATCCGTCTGCAAAATATTCATCTACAAATGTATTTTGTGAAGATGGAATATTATTTGAAGAAATATTTACTAATAACTTTGATTTTGAGTTTGTAAACGAGATGGACATATTGCGAATTATTCGTGATAGAATAGAACCCATCTTACGTGACGTTGGTAGTAAACAATACTATTATAAAAAATATTCTAGAATAACAGTTGCAACCACGACGTGGGAGCAATCAACAACCGGCACCAATTTAAGTACAGGTTATTTTAAAAATAATATTGGATCACCTGTGCCATTGGGGTCATCAGCACCTGATGCAAGAAAATGGTTAACAAATAACTCACTAGTTAAGTTTAATGCACCATCTGGAAAATACTTTAAAGCAGATGGTAGTTTGCATACAGGCTCAGTTAGCGCGCCAGGAACATTTAGCTCTATATGGGCAATGATTAAAAATGTTGTAGGCGACGGTATGAATGGTGGCGTAGGTAATTTGTCAAATGGCAGTGGCCCGGTAACGTTAACAGAGAAAATTGGTGATGGTGCAGAAGTCGCAGAGATTATTCCACAGTTTGACACTGATTTGTCTTCATCAATTGAAACAGCAATGTTAAACAAAATCTTTAATCACGAAGAATTTGGTTTACGTTTTGATCTTAACGACAGAGAATGGTATATTGTATTAGCAGAAAATTTAAACGTTTCTGATAACTTTGGATTTGGATATGCCGGTGACACGTCGGGATTGCGTAAGGACGCAAGTTGGATGATTCGTTTTAAAAGTACTGGCGTGATGTATACAGCAACTTATAGAGGATTAAACTATAGTTTTGAAAGTGATTTAGAAACAAGATTTTATTTTGATGACTCACTTAAAATTTATGATTCTCGTACAGGACAAACAGTAATAGATTATGTTAATGTATTTAAAATGAACAGTAAGCCTGATGCAAATGACGCATTAGAAGAAGATTACATCTGGCAAATTTATGGGCTGGATACAGAATTTACAGGCAATACTAATACACGCAGAGTTCTAGTTACTTTCTTAGATAGTGACGACGACGGTATACCTGATAATCCTGATCAGTTTACATCTATTGTTGATCCTAGTGTTAATCCAAATAACAAACTAGTATTTTTTGAAAAATTTACAGAAGCAGACGGTGGCCAACAATATAGATTAACTAAAAAAACAATTAATTTAGATTATGATTTAGAAACAAATTTACCATCCGACACATCAATTTTTAAAGATGGTGAAGTTATATATTTGACGTTAGATAAGAAGTTTAAAGTTAATAATTCATCTGATAGTACTCTTTTAGACAGTACAGATTATCTAACATATGTAGGTAGAAAAGACTTATACTTTAATTATAAACACAACTCACCAAGTGATAGAAGAATTAATCCAGGACTGAGTAATATTATTGATTTATACATTTTAACACAATCATATAATGATCAGTTTGTGCGGTATATTCAAGATAATACAGGTGTTGTTACTAAACCAGAAACAAGTACTACAACAGAATTGGCAACACAATTTGGTAGTTTATTAGAATATAAAATGTTGAGTGATGAAATTATTTTTCATCCGGTAAAATATAAGGTATTATTTGGTAGTAAAGCAGATGCTAATTTACAAGCACAATTTAAAATAGTAAAAAATCCAAATTCTCCAATTACTGATTCTGAATTAAAAACAAGAACTGTAGACGCATTCATTGATTATTTTGAAGACGAAAATTGGGATTTTGGAGATACTTTTTATTTTACAGAATTATCAGCGTTTGTTCATCATGAATTAGCGCCGCACGTAGCGACCATTTTAATTGTACCTACTGGCACAAACCAAAATTTTGGTAGTTTATTTGAAGTTGAATGTGCTAGTGATGAAATTTTTATAAGTGATGTAAAAGTAGATAATATTGAGATTATAGATGCTGTCACTGCATCTAAGATTAGAGCAAGTGGCACAATTGTAACAAGTGCATAGGAAATACCATGGCAATAAGAAAAACTGTTAATCTATTACCAAATCAGTTTCAAACTGAAGTTAATAAGAAATTTTTAAATTCAACCTTGGATCAATTACTGTCTCCGGGAACATTGGATATCGTTAATGGATTCGTTGGTAGACGTGATGTTGATAATTTTAAAACTACTGACAGTTACTTATTAGAATCAACTGCTGATAGAACAAATTATCAGTTAGAACCTGCATTTACCATTAAAAAGGATGCAGCTAATCTTCGATTTACGGACCGATTGCACTCCGGAACTAGTCACGTTCTTGGACAATCTGCATATGACTACGCCGCAACATATATTGATTTAATCAATGCAGTAAAATCAAGAGGCGGCAATAGTTTTGATCATGATAAAATATTTTCTAGTGAATATTATGTCTGGACCCCTCCAATTGACTTAGATAAAATTACTAGTTACGCAAGATATTTTTGGTTACAGGACGGCCCTGATGTTGTTGAAATTACAGATAAATTAAATATTGATTCAGAAGTGTTAGGTAAAAAGAACTTTACTACTACCACTGGAAATATAAAATTTACTAACGGGTTGAAAGTTAAATTTACTCATGCAGACACCCAGCCCACAACTTATTATAATAAAGAATATATAGTTGCAAATGTAGGTAAAAGTATTGAACTCATTGAATGGAATAGTTTAATTACACCAGAAAGTAATGTCTATTCTTTAGGCAAGGATTATATCACAATTAAACCTGGATCAATTGACGGAAACCAGTGGAGTAACAATAATCGCTGGTTCCATGAAGATATCATTGCCAAAACAGCGGAATATAACAAAACGGTTCCAGTGTATAATTCAGCCTTAAGAGCAAAACGCCCTATTATAGAATTTGATAAAGATCTAAAATTATATAATTTTGGTGTATCTAAGTTAACAAATGTTGATCTTGTTGACACTCTTTTTACAGATGCGTTTTCTAATTTAGAAGGTTCGGCTAAAGCAGGCACCTTTATTGATGGCGTTGCTGTTGAAGCAGGCCAAAAAATTGTTTTCACAAAAGATGAAGATTCATTTGTTAATGGTTTTATATATGAAATACAAATCGTAACTATCGGCGGCGTTGAAACTATTCATTTAGAGAAAATTACCACAGTGGCTGACCCTGTTGAAGGGAATACGTTAATTGCTAAATTGGGCAATAATGCCGGGAGCCAATGGTATTATAAAAACAACGCATGGATAAAAGGACAAATAAAGTCAAAATTAAACCAAGCCCCATTGTTTGATATGTTTGATAATGCTGGTAATAGTTTTTCTACATATACTAATAGTAAATTTGCTGGAACAACTGTTTTTAGTTACGCTATAAATTCGGCAGGTGTTGCGGATACAGAGTTAGGGTTTGGGTTAACATATAGAAATTTTAATAACATCGGAGATATTGTTTTCCACGATAACATTATTAAAGATAGTTTTGTGTATACATCAGATGTTTTGAATAATATTTCTGCTAATATAAGATTGGCAAAGGGATTCTTGCATAAGTCAACCAGTATTACACAATATAACGTGCTTAACAATTGGACAAAGGCGCCTTTTGAAAGTAGACAATTTGTCCAACAAACAATTTCTGTCGGAACTGAATTGAAGCAGTTTAAAGTTACAACAACACCAAAAGCAGAAACAATTGCAAAAAATTTAATAGTAACGGTTAATGGAAAATTACAAGTAAAAGGTGATAACTCTGAAACTACAAAAGATTTTTATATTGTAGTAAATGATGGCGTACAGTTTATAAACTTTACTAGAGATCTAGTTAAAGAAGACATTGTCGTAATAAAATCTTATACAGATGATTTAATTGAAACTTTAGTAGACGGAGAAACATATACTATTCCGATTAACCTAAACAATAACCCACTTAATAATTTAGATACAACAACTACATTTACGCTTGGCCAGATTAGAGACCATGTAGGAACATGTGTTGAAAATAGTTTGGATTTTGACGGAGTGTTTTTTGGTTATAATAATTTGCGTGACATCGGTGATATTAATACGTTAGGAGTAAAAATTATTCAAAACTCTGCTAGTTTGGCCAAGGCGGGTTATATCTTAACAAATAACGAATATGACTTCTTTGCTTCTATAGATCACGCAGAAATAGAATATAATAAATTTAAGAATTTATTCCTTCAAACAGCTGACAAATTGCAATATAATGACAATCCAGCAACATTTGTTGATTTAATCTTAATTACAATGTTTGCTGGTAAAAATAGTACAATGCCTTATTACGATAGTGATATGGTACCATTTTCAACAGATAATACAGAAACAACTTATGTTGTTTTTGATATTGATAATAAAAAGTTTGAACTTAAAAGAACATATAACGACACTACACCAGGCCAAACAGCTGTTTTAATTTATCACAATGATGTACTATTAATTAAAGATCAAGATTACACTTTTTCTACAACAACACCATTTGTAACATTGACAGATTCTGTTACTTTGGTAGCGAATGATAAGATTAAATTAGTAGAATATAATACGACACTTGGCAATTTCATACCACCAACGCCAACTAAGTTAGGATTATATCCAAAATATACTCCTAAAAAATACACAGATAATTCCTATGTAACATCGATATCGGCAATTCAAGGACACGATGGCTCTATTATTCCAGCGTATGGGGACTACAAAGATGACGTTTTATTAGAATTAGAAAAGAAAATTTATAATAATATTAAGGCTACATATAATAAAGATTTACTTAGTAAATTTGAAATCATACCAGGTCATATAAGAAAACTGCCATTCACATTAGACGATATTAATATTATTACATCTGCGTTTTTGTCACAGTGGGCATACCGCAATAATGTTAACTATACTGATAATACACATTATGACTCATCAAATCCTTATACGTGGAATTACAGTTTAGTAAAAAATAAACTTAACTCGTCTGAATTTTTGCCAGGTTCTTGGAGAGGTATTTACAAATACTTTTATGATACAGATCGCCCACATTCTCATCCGTGGGAAATGCTTGGTTTTTTTGAGAAACCGAGTTGGTGGGAGAAAGAGTATGGGCCAGCACCGTATACAAAAGACAACCTAATATTGTGGCAAGATTTAGAAGATGGTAAAATTGTAAGTGGTCCTGATGCCGGCACTTATGACAAATATAAACGCACCGGAATGGTTGCAAATTATATTCCAGTAGATTCATCAGGCGCGCTATTAAATCCACGTGAGATAGGCCTTACAGGTGTAATTGATACAGATACCACTAGTGATTGGAAAGCGGGGGACGATGGCCCGGCTGAAACTGCGTGGAAGAGATCTAGTAGTTATCCCTTTGCAGTGCAAAAACTATTTGCATTAACTAAACCTGCAAAATATTTTGAATTGATGTATGATGTATCTAACGTAACAAAAAATTTAGTTGGGCACTATGTAGACAAAGATACAGGGTTATTCCTTGTTCCCAATTCCGTAAAGACAAACGGGTTTGTTAATACAGATAAATCAATTGATTATACTCTTGGTTATGGCAACTGGTTAGTTGATCATGCAAAATATTTAAGTAGTGATACTGTAAAACTTAACACAAATTTAAATACTTTAAGTCTTAATTTGGCTTATAAGATAGCCGGATTCACAGATAAAGAAAAATTAAAAATTATATTAGAACAAATTTCACCTACTAGATCTTCTAATGACATTTTTGTGCCACAAGAAGATTATTCTTTATACTTGCTTGAAGGCAAACCCTTAGCAAAAATAAATTATTCAGGCTTGTTAATTGAAAGAACACACACCGGATACATTATTGACGGTTATTCAGTTGATACTCCTTATTTTAATATATTAAAAAGTATTACTACATCTGGTAATACAAGACAGGTATCTGTTGGAGGAATACAACTTGATTCAATTCCATATGAACTAGGTAAAGAATATGCTATTGGTCAAGTTGTGGAAGTAGGTCAAAATACTTTCTATATTGTTAACGCTGAGTTTACAGCAACAAATAATTTTGATGATGATAGACAATATTTAACTAGTACACCAACAGTTCCTACACAAGGAGGAATCACTGTACTTCATCATGATGATTTTCAAAGCACCACTACAAAAGTACCTTATAAAACAGAATATAACACTATACAAGATGTATATGATTTCATTATAAGTTATGGAAGATATTTAGAATCTGTTGGCCTAGTATTTGATAATGTTAGCGATGATTTTGGCCAAATTGAAGACTGGGACAATTCAGCAAGGGAATTCTTATTCTGGACTCAGGCCAACTTTGGTCCAGGGTCATTAATAACAATGAGTGCTGGTAGTAATACTTTCAAATTTAACTTAAACCAAACACAAGTTAGCAATTTAGTAAGTAATATTTTACCTTCTTCTGTCATTAACCAAAATAAACAAAGAATAGCAATACAAGATCTTTTCTATTATAGAGAAGATAACATGTTCCAACTAAGTTCAAGTGAAGAAGTGGATGGCATATTTGCTTGTACTTTAAATCCAATACAAACAGAACATTTATTAATTCTTGAAAATGAAACAGTATTCAAGGATGTTATTTGGAATTTAACAACAGGCAGTAGACAGAACAGAATTAAGTTAGTTGGATATAAAACAAGATTGTGGGATGGTACACAGCAATTACCGGGTTATATATTACTAGACGATAGCGTAGAAGTTTGGAATGTTAATTATTCTTATCAGATAGGAGATATTATAAAATTTAAAAATAAATTTTACGCCACTAACGTAAGTCATTCTCCTACAGATCTAACAGAATTGGGTAAGTTTGATTTTAGCAAATGGAAACTTTTAGATAAAGTAGAAACAGGACTACTGCCTAACTTAGATACTAAAGCAGACCAATTTAGAAGCTTTTATGAAGTTGAAGAAGATGCTAGAATGTCTAGTCTAGACAAGTTATCCACTAATCTAATAGGATATCAAAGTAGAAGATATTTAGAAAACTTACAAATTGACGACACGGCGCAAAAGAAATTTTACCAAGGTTTTCTTAAAGAAAAAGGTACAAGTTCTGTAGTTAATAAACTATTAAGAGCAAAAGTTCCTGCTTTAGATACAACAATTGACTTATATGAAGAATGGGCATTTAGAATTGGTGAATATGGTTCAGTAGACAGTACACAGACAATTGATCTATATTTAGAAGAAAATAAATTTAAAGAAAGTCCTGATTTAATTGAACTCATTAACTCAGATGAGCAATATAAAGATATTCACATCACTGTTCGTCCTGAAGATTTGCATCAACGACCACAAGAACCTTTATATTATAGCAAAAATATATTTAAACATAAAACAGATAATATTAGTAACAGACTAACATTGCCTACAGCGGGCCATGTAAGAACTGATGACTCCGAGCACTCTGTATTAACACTTTCTGATTGGGTTTCATCTAACATAATAACAATAACAGAATCTATCGATATACAAACAGAACTACTCGGAAGAAAAAGCTATACAACTAATGATTCTGTACAATTATATAATGGTTCCGTAGTATTCTTTAGTAGTTCACAGATTACGCCGTCTAGTTATAAAGGTAAGAATTTTGTAGTATCCGGTGTAGGCGAATCAATACAACTTACCGAAAAAACAGAATTTTTAAATTCTTTAAAAATTGGTGACAAAATTTGGGTAGCAAATGCTGATAGTTACCCGCCACAATTTGAAGAAGATTCAAAAGATTGGGCAATGTATAGGATTACTAATGCAAATAATTCACCTATAGCAGTGGCTAAAGATAATAATAATGAATTAACTGTCACATTTACATACCCAATTGGAAAAATTCTTGAAGGTGATTATATTATTCTAAGAAAATTTTATAACACAGCAGACCAGTCAATTGACTTCAGTGGTGTTTATAAAGTTAAAGAAAATTTACTTTCTTCTAGAACATATACTTTAAAATTACACGCAAACACGTCTGTGGGACCGTTAAACGGGTTGGGAGATTCTTTAGCACCGACTCCGACTCGCGGTGAAATTTTATTATTAACAAATTCTCGTTATGCTAGTTCTAGTGATTTATATAGCGATGCCGGACCTAGATATGGATGGTTAGATGGGGATTTGGCTTGGATTGATGACTATAACGATACAGGAAAATGGGCAGTACTTGAAAAGAAGAATCCATTTACGTTGAGAGAACAACTTTATCCTACCGGCAAGCCGGCTAATACTGGATTTGGTCAGGCTATCTCAACCAACAAGGATACATCTACGCTGTTGGTTGGATCTGTACATGACGGCACGTCAGCCGGTAATATTGAACAATGGACAAGAACTATTAAAACAGTCTTTGATGTAACAAGTATTTTTGTAAGTGGAGATGGCTCACTAACATCAGGACATTTAAGTGAATCAGGATTTTTATTAACAATTAATACAGATGGTTTACCTAAGCCTGCACCATTTGGTGTATTTCCTAGTGATGCTAATCCTAATAGAATTAATAGTAAAACTTTTGAACATACGTTTAATATACGTGTTGGTACAAATACTACTACAAGCTCCCCAAAAGAAATTGGTCTAGGCGGCATTGGCATTGCAGCCAATGGTGTAACTTTTGTAAGTCCAATTATTGACGGGAATTTGACAAACGACACAGGGCCAGCAAAAGGCGTAGCACCAGGCAATTGGAAATGGAACGCGATAGTAAACAGAACAAATTTGGGATTAGACGCGAGTGACGGCCACCCACAAGAAGATGGTGAGTATCATTACCATAGTGGTAAGTTTTTAAGCCAATGGAATAGCGGAGTCTATACAGAAAATAATTATTATAATAACACGAATTACAGCGGAGACCATTGGAGACATGCAGATGGACACTCTAAGATTATAGGCTACGCATACGACGGTTATCCAATTTATGGACCATTCGGTTACCAAACTCCTGGAAATTCTACAACAACACCTGTACGTATGACATCTTCTTATCGTACACACTCATCACCGTTAAGTGAAAGAGGATACAATTATACAGTTTATCCTGTTGGTTCATTTATAGAAGATCATTATTATTTAGATGGTGTCGGAACTTTAGACAAACACAATGGTCGTTATTGTGTAACCCCTGATTATCCTGATGGCACCTATGCATACTTTTTAACTATAAAAGTAGACGGAACTCCTGTATATCCTTATATCGTAGGACCTACATTTAAAGAACAACCTGTTTTAGAAACAGAC